AAAAGGTCTATAAACTTTACGGTCATAATATAACTATAAGCATTACTTTTAAGTTCATCGTAAATCCTTATCCACCCTCGCTAAATGTACTCTCATTCCGGGATAAAGAATTGGGTTGTGTATTTAATTAAGAATGGAACCAACGAAATCTCTTCATGCATACGCCTTATCATGCTGTAAAGTGGGTAAGGAAATATGGAGACGATTTGACTCTGTTAATTATCCAGGTTATGTTGTATCAAATATGGGACGCGTGCGCAAATGGTTAAGACCCAATACGAATAGAAAACTATCGGATACGAAAAATGCGCATTGGAAACGGAAAAACACACCCACTTTTTATGGAAGATATAAAAAACCGACATATGGGTCACGGAACAAAGACACTGGGTACATGTCTATTATGGGTACATTCAGTGCTCATCGTCTCGTAGGTTTAGCTTTTATACCAAATCCTGAAAATAAACCAACTATTGATCATGATGACCGCAATCCCTCTAACAATCGCTTAGACAATCTCATGTGGGCTACTCAAAAGGAACAGGCAGAGAATAGAAGCATGGAAAATCGTAAAATTAGTAATATCAAACATTCTCGTAAAGTTTGGAAAGTTGACCCAAATTCGGGTGAACGTTTCGAATTGTATAATTCTATGAAAGAAGCATGTAACGCAGTTGGTGGTAAATCACAGGGTAAAATAAGTGATATAGCCAATTCACGTAAATTTACCGACAAGAGATGCCCGAATTGGAATCCCGTAACGTACAAAGGTTACAAATGGGAATGGGATGATATGGACGAATTAGAGGGTGAGGAATGGAAAGATGTTCCACTAGATATTGCCATCAAGGATTTCAAGAGTGGTGCTGCCAAGGCTCGGAGAACAATTGACACACCTATGAAACAAGTTGATAAACTGAAGAACAAGTGCAGATTATCAAATTATGGACGACTATACGATGTCAAAGAAAAAAAACTTGTACATGGTTCGGAAACAACGAGAAATAATTTATCGTATACACTTCTCATGGAGAATGGACAAACATGGCGAATATTAAACAATGTTATCACGGCATTGATATGGCTACCCCCGAATTCTGAACCAATAAAAAAATCACAAGTCAATCATATCGACGGAAATCCATCAAACTGTCATGTATCCAATCTTGAATGGTCTACACGCGAAGAAAATGTAACTCATGCTTACCAGAACGGTTTGATGAATTGTGATGGTTGGACGGAAGAGGAAGATAGAATCATCATTGAAACAATCAAAGTGTATGGTGACAGAATTGTACAATGGAAGAAAGATGGTATTTTAGACCTACTCAATAATCGTAGCACCTCTTCCTGTTCAAATAGAAGATTTAAACTAAAACAGCAGTTAGAAGAAGCCCTATCGTAAATCCTTATCCGCCGTGTAGTACGTCTTCCCCTTAGTGGCGAAACTGTGGACCCTAGCATACCCCCACGCTTGTGGAGAAGCACCCGGACGATGCCCGGTTCTCCACGCAGCGAGTCCCCTGTTATAGATGGTCTTCACAGTCTTTAGAGGAATCTTAGTAGCCTTAGCAATTTCAGGGAGGGATTTAGCTCCCGGATACATCTTCCTAAATTTCTGGGTGTAGGAGGAGGTTTTTGTCTTCTGTCCTTTGTCTGTCTTGAACCCCTTATAGTCTCGCTTGAGCATCTTTTTATAACGTGTCTCAACCCCCTTGAGAGTTGTAAGCCCCCTGAAATATTTGAGGGGTGCATAGATTTTACCCTGTGTTTTACGCAACTCCCCAACTTTCCTGGTAATTCCTGCATCACTGAGAGGCATCTTACATATCACTGAGAATTCTTTTCACATGTTCGATCAAATTTTCATCTTTATCTTTGTGATATTCTGGTATAGTTTTGAAATAGATCTCGTTTACAGATGTACCCTTTACTTTAATGGCGATCGAATAAATCAACATAATCAGTAGAGTGAAACGAAAATCATCCGTATTAAATAGGTCTCTAGTTGGGTTTTTGATATAGGCAAGGTATCCAAAGAATAATTCGAAACTTATCACACAAATTTTTTTACTCCAATGGAATTTGTTATAGAAATGACTTAAATATGTAATACAAAATACTATCGCGAATATCATTGGTAGTAGGGGTGAATAAGGATTTACACCAAAATAGTATAATAATGATAATATCCATAACCACCTGCTATAAATTAGTTCTTCGTGTTTCATCTACTTATCACAGAGATATTTTACAGCCACCGCGATACTTGAATATACACATCTACCAAACTTGACCTCCCCCGTCTTAGGATTGTAGTAGCCCTTCATACCATTCAAAACTGCTCTGTGTTTATCACCCATATAAAAAATACAATATTATAATAATCAGGTGAGATGGGACTTTCAATTATTATGGGAAATATGTTTTCCGGTAAAACTTCTGAACTTATTCGACGACTTAAGCGTTTAAAAGTTATCGGAAAAGATGTGATGATTATAAATTCTGCAAAAGATACAAGATCCCCCGAAGAAATTCTCAAGACCCATGACAATGTAAAATTTGATTGCCATAAAGTGTTTGATCTTTTTGAAATTATTAATACAGATGAATTTGACAGGGCTGATATAATTGCTATTGATGAAGCGCAGTTCTTCCCTAGACTCAAGAAGTTTGTGGAGTGTTGTCTACATGTAGGTAAGTCTGTGATATTAGCTGGTCTCGATGCCGATTCTTTTCAGCATAAATTTGGTGAACTTATTGACTGCATCCCACTCGCATGTGATGTCACTAAACTTTCAGCACTCTGTATGCGATGCAATGATGGAACTCTAGGTCCTTTCACTAAGCGAATCGTAGACGACAAAACCCTAGAACTCATCGGTGGTAGTGATATGTACATCGCAACGTGTCGGAGACATTTATAGTTTAAATAACTTGTCAGAAATATTACGAGCTATTCTACGATACCAACCTAACGCAGTAACAGAATCATCCTCATATAAAGGGATGATTAAGGATATACGACTACATCCAGCTTTCTGTTTAGAAACCGAGTGTTTGACTTCACTTCCATTATACACGACACCTTTACCGGACCGACTCTCGTCAATCTTTACTTTATCATTCTTATCTTTTGTCATCAAATGTGAAGTATTACATTCACTCGCGTAAACATTACAGACGTAGGTCTTCCTCTTACCATTCGTAAAATTGTTGTCAAAATGCCAATCAATGTAGTGTCCACTCTGGTTGTATAATCTCAGAAACCAACAATATTGTTCTTTTTCACAGTCAGCTGGTTTGGTCTTACGACTTCTAACACCCGAAACGTATTTTTCTACAATCTCAAAGACTTGTGGTAATTTATCCCTAACCATAGACCGTGTAATCTTATAACCTTCAACTGCACTGGAATCAGACTTTTTACCATGGTGTTCCGCAAGGTATACTATGTCATTGACATACGGATTTAAACTATTAGATATCTGAGAACAATCTAGTTGTTTAAATTTTCCACTCTGAGCTGGTTTGAGATATCCGTCCCATAGATTCAGAATGAATGGTAGTAGTATTATGAACACTATAATGATTGGTGTTCTAAACTTCATATAATATAGTATCATTTTTTTCTAAAATCTTTTGACATCAAGTATAAGTACAACTCGTTTACCATATCCTGTCTTCTTGACTTCATGATATCTTGCATGATCAAATAGGAAATATTCACCTTCTCTGTGAACGTGTGGACCTGACTCTGTATACAGGGTGCAGTCACCGTCACCTATTATTGTGATATGGTATCGCAGTAAATGATTTGTTTCAGCCCGATGTGGTGATATATTCATTGGACCTTCCATAACAGCGAACGAAGCCGTTTCTTCATCAATACTTGGGATTTGTCGAACAAGACTTTTTAGTTTAGGGAAATTATCAAACTTATAACGGTAATAGTTATCATTCTTTTCGAACCACGGATCTATATCATGATACATTGTTTTCTTGAGAGTTTTAGAAACTTCTTCGAATTCTTTACGTATCTGTGAATAATGCATTTTAATCAAATGGAGTCCTTTAAACTTCCAGGTGGAATAGTACGGTGAATATAACAATAAGTCTATAATAGTGTTTTTCATTCCAATAAATGGACGTTTCCAATTATTGAAATATAACTTATCTATGGGTAATTTCATAAAATCATGGCAAACCAACACAAATGGAATTACAGACACGTACCACATTATTTTCTCAATAGATAATAAATGCCAGGTTATACCCCAAAAACTTCAGCTTACGCACCCGCCCCCACCACCGAGACTAAGGAGATGAAGGATCGTTTCTCTATGCCCGCTGTACCCCAGCTCACCGTCGTTCAGATGATCCTCGCTGCGGTTATCATCGCGTATGCGTACACCGCCCGCAAGGTGAACGGTGTCATTGTCGCGACCCTCGCCCTCACCATCGGTCTGCTCCACATGTACGACCACCTCTACCGCGTTCAGCGTGGCCCCGAGAATCTGTTCTTCCTCCCCAGTGAAGGTAAGACCGAGCACTACTGTGCGACCGGTGCCTGTGGGTGCGGTAAGTAAATATATTGGTAGATAATAAGTATGCGCGTCAAAGTTGTTCGTAGCCCTAACCCTAAAAAGAAGTTCAGGGCAATTTTAGAAGACGGTAAAACTGTTGACTTTGGTGCAAGAGGATATTCTGACTACACCAAAAACAAAACACCGTCACGTATGCGGTCTTACGTAATACGTCACGGGGGTCACGTACTTCGACAGACTAGAGAAGAGAAGGATCCAAAAAAAATCCATAATATGATGTTAAATGTCGATCGGAGTGATAAAGAGGATTGGAAAATAAGCGGTATCAACGGGGCTGGTTTCTGGTCACGTTGGTATCTCTGGAGTTTTCCTAATGTAAAAGATGTTAAATCATTTATGAAGAAACGGTTCAAGATAAATCTCGTTTAAGAGATTCTAACTGTTTAACAAACACAATCGTCGTCTCAAGACGTTCGTAGAGTTCTTTACCTAGATAGTGCTCTACGAATTTCTCATCGATTTCATGATTTTCAAGTGTGTATTTTTTTATAATTTCATAAGAATCTTCATCCCATTTTTCCAAGACTCTCTTTACCTCTTCTATATTCATTACTTAATTAAAATTGTTTTGTTTAAGCGTTGTTAGGTATCGTCTCACGAGCCTTCGCGATCGCATTGGTCGCCAACTGAAGAGCGAGTTCACGCAGCTTCTTGGCACCGTTGTTCAACTTGTTGCCGTTGTTGGGCTTGGCGTTGTTGTTGGGCTTGGCGTTGTTGTTGGGCTTCGCGTTG